TTTTAGGTTATGAGCCTAACACGCTATCCTCTGCGTCACATCGAATATTATTTATATAAAATTTTCTTTAAATTATTTTTCCAAGTTTTTTTATTCATAGCAAGAATTACAATTATAATATTTAGTGTGTGATTTTTCATATTCTTGTGTGCTGATACCAGTTCCACCTTCACCTTCACATGGATTTCCTACTAACATAGATTTATAACAATGTTCTTTTTTGTCATAATCCATATTTACTGTTAAATGTAATCCTTTATTAACAGTTGAACCAATAAGCATATCTTGTGGATATCTTATAGGATAAGCTTTTTTGTCCAACATGTATTCTGCAAAATCTCTACTTATAATATAAGAAACTCCACCTGCGTTATAATCTGTTCTTTCTTGGTATATATCTATATCGTCAACTGTAGTGATATACTTTTGTTTTGACTTTGTTTTCATCCAGTTTCCATTCCATAAATACAGAATACTGAATTCTATATCTTCATCTAATAATCCGTTTACTATATTATTTACCTTTTTCTTGAAATCACTTGATGGTTCAGAGTCATCTTCCATCACTAAAGCATAATCTTGATTGTTATTTATCATTCTTTGCCATACATTATAATGACTCAAATTAATGCTTACTTCAATTGGTGTCATATCTGCTTTTTCGCTTAAAATACCTTTCTTAATCATTTTGCATACAACGTTATGATTAAATTCGGTTCCTTTAGTACAAGGATGTCTAACAAAATCTAATTTTGCCTTTTTTGCAAATTTTTTGAATTTATTCAATCTATCTTTATGGTTATCACAATTTATAACATAAACTCCAACTTTTTCGTCAAAATCGTATTTTGTTCGATAATCTCTTTTACCATCATTTGGTATAATATATTTATTTATATCTACTGTTTCTCTATTCAAACACATATTTTTAAAACATTTTTTTGTATCTACTTTATCGTATGGTTTTGCTGGTTTTCTATCCTTAGGTCTTAACTTTACTTTTACTTTTTCAACCTCTTCTTCTTTTGAATGATCGTACTCTCTATATGCTATTTCATTCCAGTCTTTTCCATATAATCTATCAAACACTTTTTGGTATCTATTTGGACCGTACATTTTAAACATTCCAAAATTATATTTTTTTAGATATGTAATATCCCTTATTGGATATTTATCTTTTGGCCATGTATCTCTTGCTTGTTTATGGTTCAGAATATAATTTTTACCTTCTTTCCTATATATAAAAATATCGCAATTTGGAAAAGCATAATTAAATCCATCCATTAAAGGTTTATCTTTTCCAAAAATTTTGTATCCAAACCATGTTTTTACAATTTTATATCCACACTTTGAAAATACTTTTTTTAAAGATAAAAATTTCTTTACATTTTTTTTATCAATTCCTAAATCTAAATCATCATCCCACGGAATTATACCACCATGTCTTACTGCACCTAATAAAGTTCCACCAATCATCCAATATTTCAAATCGTAAATTTCAAATATGGAATGAACATCATAAGCAATCTGATAAAGTTCCTTTATTATTTTTGAATCCGTTTTTTTAAGAGACATTTTTTTATATTATAAACATATAAAAAATGATTTTTTTAATACAACATATAACTCAAATAAAAAAATTTTAATATAAACTCAAATATTAATTTGATTTACAGCTACATAAAAATGTCATTTAAACAATCTTGTAAAACTTGTAATAACATATTTGAAACATATTATAAATACAATTCAAATTTTATCATCAACGAATGTAAAGATTGTATAGAGAAAAAACTTGTTGAAATAAAGTGTAATGGAAATAAAAATAAAAAATGCAATAATATATATTGTAAAGAATGTTATTATAGTTCATTTTTCTCATTTGAGAAATCACATTGTTGGAGTTCAAAAAATATGGAACATCCTAGAATTTTGCCTCTTAAATCTGGAAAACATTACTTTTTTGAATGTGATAAACCAGATTGCGGGCATACTTTTTCTTCAAAATTGTTGAATATAGTATCTGGCGGAACTTGGTGTAGTTATTGTTCTGGATTAAATATTTGTGGAAATAAAGATTGTAAAAAATGTTTTGAAAAAAGTTTTGCAAGCACAGAACAAGCAAAATATTGGGATTATGAAAAAAATAAAGACGAAGAAGGAAATCAAATCGCTCCATTAAATGTCACTAAAAGTTCAAATAAAAATTATTTCTTAATATGTGATAAGGAATGTGGACACAGTTACAGTGTTAAATTAAATAATGTAACAAATCTTAACAGGAAATGTTCTTATTGTGCTAATAAAATTTTATGTAAAAATAATGATTGTAAATCTTGTTTTGAAAAAAGTTTTGCTTCACGTGAAATGTCTAAATATTGGGATTACGAAAAAAATAAAGATACAAATGGAAATACAATTTCACCAAGACAAGTATTCAAAAATTCAGGTTCCAAATACAATTTTAAATGTTCTAATGATGATTGTAAAAATAAAATCAATAGTATTTGTCTAAATGATATCAAGTATGACAGTAGAGAATGTGATGAATGTAAAAATATAATTTATGATAAAAATAAAGAAAGAAAAGGTAAATGTGTTTATGAAAATAATTGTGAGAAATGGGCATTGTATAATTATGAAACAGAAACACAACCAATATATTGTAAAAAACATAAACTTGAAAATATGATTGATTTGGTAAATTTAAGCAAATTATGTATATTTGAAGGTTGTAAATATTACGCATTGTATAATAATGAAAATGAAGATAAACCACTCTATTGTAAATTTCATAAAACTGAAAATATGGAATGTAAAATTAAACAAAATTGTGATTATGAAGATTGTGAGTTAACAGCAAGTTATAATTTTCCTGATAAAAAAACCAGATTAAAATGTTCTAAACATAAAGAAGAAGGAATGATTGATATTAGACATTCATTTTGCATTGAACCTGAATGTAACATACAAGCAAGTTTTAATTATCAAGGTGAAAAAAAATATTTATATTGTACAAAACATAAGAAAGATGACATGATTGATATAAAAAACCCAAGATGTAAATTTGAAAATTGTATGGTTGGTGGTAATAAAAAATATGATGGTTATTGTTTATTTTGTTTTATACATTTATTTCCTGATGTTCAATTATCATATAATTATAAAACAAAAGAAAAACATATTGTAGATACTATTAAAAATAAATTTCCTGATTTTACGTGGATTTCAGATAAAAAAATTCAAGATGGTTGTTCAAATAGAAGACCAGATTTAATAGTTGATTTTGGATTTAATATTTTAATAATAGAAATTGATGAGAATCAACACAGAAATTATAATTGCGAAAATAAGAGAACTATGCAGATTTCACAAGATTTTAACCATAGACCAATAGTATTAATAAGATTTAATCCAGATAATTATACAAACAATAAAAATGAAAATGTATTAGGATGTTTTAAATGTGACAATAAAGGATTATTAATAATAAGAAACAAAAAGGATTTTGAAAAGAGATTAAAAATATTATATAAACAAATAGAATATTGGTCAAATGAAAAAAATATTAATGAAAAAATATTACATATTGTAAATTTATTTTATGATAATTATGATTAGATAAATTAAATATATAATTTGAATAGAGAAATTGTATTTAATTTTATAAATATTAAATAAAGACGTGGTTTTTTCTCAAATATCAAAATCTAATACTGATAGTTCTTACAAAAACATATTGCGGATGTAGTTAATACCATAATTACTAGTACTTCATACAGTGTAGATTTAGTAGAAAAATATAAAGACAAAAATAATTGACAATATTTCCAATATAGAAAAACGTTTGTTTTGTTATATGATCTATTAATAAAGAACTATATTCATTTTATTTTAACTAAATTTAAAATGTATAAAATAAAATTATTTTGATTTTTTTTAAATCAAAATAAAACCTTAAAAAATAAATTCATAATATAAAAAGACAAATTTTATTTTTTTTTCTTTACATATATATAAAATGTCAGCAACCACTAGTTCTTCAAATCTCACGTCTGGATTCATTGATCTTGCTACCTATGACGAATTGGAAAAGTATATGTATGGTGGTGAACAAGCCGTTTCATACTTTGTTCGTAAGGTTCGTAAGGCTACCTGGTTCACTGTTGTTCCTGTTGTTTTAAGCAAGTCCGCCGGTGTTCCTAACTTTAACCAACAATGGTCTGCCAATATTTCTCGTGCAGGTGATTATTTGTTGCGTTCTTTCTTACGTATCACTTTCCCTTCTGTTCAATTGTCAGCTAACAATCGTTTTGGTCAAGCTGGTGCCATTCGTTATACTCGTAATTTGATGCACGCTTTGATTCGTGAAGCTTCTATTTCCTTTAACGATTTGGTTGAAATGCGTTTTGATAACTACTATTTGGACTTCTGGGCACAATTCGCTATCCCTGCTGGTAAGCGTAACGGTTATAACAACATGGTTGGTAACATTGCTGAATTGACTGACCCTGTTGCCGTTGGTGGTGGTCAAGTTGGTTCTGTTCCTTCACTCCCTCAAGTTACTTTGAACTTGCCTCTTCCTTTGTGTCACTCTCGTGATTCTGGTGTCGCTCTTCCTACTGCCGCTCTTCCTTATAATGAAATGCGTTTGAACTTCAACTTCCGTGACTACACTGATTTGATTATTTTGGATAACATGGACACTCAACAATCTGTTCCTGTTTCTGCTAGTGATTTGACTTCAGTTCCTACTTTGTCTCAAGTTGATGTCTGGGCTGAATATGCTATTGTTTCTAACAACGAACGTAAGCAAATGGGTCAAGCTCCTCGTGATATCTTGATTGAACAAGTCCAAACTGTTCCTACTACTACTTTCAATCCTAGTGTCAACGCTTTGTTGTCAACTGATATCCGTTTGTCTCACGCTGTTAAGGCCTTGTTCTTTGCTGTTCGTAATACCACCAACAGTGCTGAATGGTCTAACTATACTTGTGCTTCTCCTGTTCCTTCTCATAATGGTTTGAACACTTCTCCTAACTTTGCTGTTGATCCTATCAATACTGCTTCCTTGTTGTACGAAAACACTCAACGTTTGAGTAACATGGGTGCTGACTACTTCTCTTTGGTCAATCCTTTCTACAACGCTGTCTCTATTCCTACTGAAACTGGTTATCACATGTACTCTTACTCTTTGGATTTGATGAGTGTCAACCCTATGGGTTCAACCAACTTTGGTAAGTTGACTAATGTCTCTCTCCAAATCACTCCTTCTACTACTGCTACTAATGTTGCTGCTATTGCTAGTGGTAATACTGAATACGCTCTTGATGGTGCTTATAGTGCTCAGCAATTTGCTTTTGTTATGGTAGCTGTTAATCATAATATTGTTCGCGTTGCCGGCGGCGCCCTTGGTGAAAACTCTCTGTATGTTATGATTTGTTCTTACATATTATGTATGTTGTATATATTTAAAATATATGAACAAATCATGTCAAATGAGATAGGGAAGCCAAGAATAGGTGGCTGCAATCAAAGTTACGGAAACACTTTGGTTGATAAACAGTATAATTTCCGTTCAACAAATTTACCTTTGTTTGTTGATATATAACTACCTAGTCCATGTAATTTATGGGCGAAACGATTTATAATGTCGGAGAACTCCTTAGAGCCGATACTACCAAGTTGTTATAGAAATATAACGATGGCCAGGTTAATAGCCTCGGGTATGGTAAAAATGTATCGGATTGGACAACCCGCGGGTAAAGTATCTAAATTCGTTATGACAAGAACATGATACTCCCTCAACGACTACCGGATCGTTGGTCTTAGATGATTAGTCATCATCGTAAAGGCTTAAGGTATAGTCTGGCCTCTATAGAAATATAGAGGGTGCAAGAACGTTCCCTGTCTTGTAAAAAATTCCAAAATTTTATACGAAAAAAAATATTTTATATTCAAAGAAAATTTACAAAAATTTTATATATTTTATTGGAAAATATATAAAATATAATTTATAAAAACAGATATACTTCTCTTAAATTATAAATCTAATATAAAATTATTACACAGTTCTAAAATATTGTCTAATTTCATTTTATTTTTTAAAATATCATTAAACTCTAACTTTACCCCATTTTCTTTTAAAATACTTATTTCTTTTCCATTTTCCAAAAAATACCATATATCAAATAACTCTTTTTTATCATCTAATATTATAACAATAATATTATATTTATTATCTGATACTGATTTATATTTATGATAATTTTTATTTCTATGTGGTAATTTATTATGTGTTCCTATAGTTTTTGCTTCTATAATTACATTGGTATTTTTTATATGAAAATCAGGATAATATTTATATTCTTTTCCTTCAAATGTATATTTGAAACTTGGTATGTTTTTTTGAAGTATTTCGTCTTCTGTAATTTTTCTTTTTAATATTTTGTTTTCATTTTTTAATAAGTGGTTTATTACTATATCTTCTGTACCTTGAATAGTTATTTTTCTTCCAGTTTCTTCAAATATATATTCTTTTGTAGTAGAAAAAGTTTCCTGACATTTATAAAAATTTTCATCAATGTGCATGACATTTCTTTCATTATATTTCTCAATACATGTCTTTTCATATTTTTTTGTTTTACAATTTTCTTTACAATGTTTATCTTGTCTAATTGATACCAAATAAGTTTGATATTGTTTTCCACATTTACAAATAACATCTAATTTCTGTTTATTTGAAGTATATTGTTCAGGTTTGGTTAATAATGTAAAACCATGCTTTTCAACATCTTCTTTTAACTTTTCATACGAAAGTCTGAATTGGACGTTTTGACATTTAGAACAACTACCTAAATTGTGAATATACAGATTAGACATATGTGTTTTACTGGTTTCATTACAATTCCCACAAACAAACACTGCATCTCTTGTTTTAGTATCATATGATACCAAAAAATGTCCCTTTTCTTCCAGTATTTTCTGCTTATAATTCTCAAAATCATGTTCTTTTTCACTTTCATCAACACAAACTTGACAAAACTCCTCAAGTTGTTTATTTTCCTTACCAAAGAGAGAACGTTTATTAATGTAGGAAGTAGTTTTTAGAATATTATTGTGATTCTTTAATTTACAAGAAAAGGTAAATTCTCTATTTTTTTCATCCATTTTCTCGTATTCATCTTTGGTTGTAATTATATTAAAATGAGAACCAAGATGTTTAATAATGTTATTATATTGTCTAGACATTTTAAGATTAAATTTTGTGGTTGTTAATATTTTTATTATAAAATATCCTGGTTATAATAAAAATCAATTTTTCAATAATAATTATATAATTTACAAAGTGAGAACAAGTGTAATTAAGTTAAATGGATTTATTAGAAATACCAATATTTTACAAAAAATTTATAAAAACAGTAAGGAGAGTAGATAACATTATAAATATAGATTGGAATAATTTGTCACAAATTTATAAAGAATACGTTGTAAACAAATGTAAATATATTTAACTTATAATTTATTTACAACATATAAATATTTATAATTATCTTTTATAATATATGTTTTAAATTTGTTTGTAGATTTTAATATAAAATCTATAGATTTCCAATTATCTTTAATATGAATATCTTCTATTACTATCCATCCATTTTTATTTAAATTTTCTAATGAGTATAAAAGAGTATTTAAATTAGCACCTATTGAATGGAGTCCATCATCAATTATTAAATCAAATTTAATATTTCCAAAATTATTTGAAATATTACTAAATGTTCTATATTCTAATTGATCAACATAACATGTTTTTATTCTTTCACTTTGGAATAAAATATTTTTTGTCAACATCAGCACCATATATATTTGATTTAGGTAAATATTCTCTAAAAGAATATAATGATGCACCTGGTCTTCCATTTGAACCCATAGTTGAAACCAAAATAGGATTATTTGTACCTAAACCAATTTCTAAAATATTTATATTTTCATCTAATTTTTTCAAGATATATGAATATAAAATGTGATAATTATGTGAAGTAGATTTATCAGACCCATTTTTTGAAAAAATATATCCTAAATTATATAAATCATTATTTTTAAAATTATGTATATCTATAATTTCAAAATTATAATTTGTGTATTCTATTAGTTTATTTATTTGAGGTATAAATAAGGAAGCTCCTTTTACCTATAAATTTTTATATAAATCGTCATTTGCAGAACCTGCAGAAAATAAATATAATTCTTCCATTTTTTATTTATTTATTTTTTAAATGAGTTTAAAAAATAAATAAATAAAAAAATGATTGAACTCTTTAAAATTTATAAAACAGAATATGAAAAAAAAAGATACGGTTCCTATAATGATGGAGGTTATGTAATTTTAGATTTAAATAATAACGAGTATGATATCTTAGTATCATGTGGTATATCTGATGATATTAATTTTGAACAACATTTTTTATGTAAACATGATAAAATTAATTGTATTGCATTCGATGGCACAATAGACCATCTACCTGTTAATAACGATAGAATAAATTTTATAAAAAAAAATATAGGTCCAATAAATGATGAAAAAAATACAAATTTACATTATTTATTAGAACAATATAAAAATGTTTTTTTAAAAATGGATATAGAAACATATGAGTTTCTATGGATAAACAGTTTATCAAATGAACATCTAAAAAATATAAAACAAATTGTAATAGAATTTCATTTTCCATTTACAAATCATGATTTGTCTCATTTAGATAATAAAACATCAGTTAGTGATAAAATGAATTGTTTTAAAAAACTATCAGAAACACATTTTTTAGTTCATTTTCATGGAAACAATTGTTGTGGTACAACTTTATTTGAAAATACAATAGTTCCAAATGTATTTGAATGTACTTTTATCAGAAAAGATTTAATAAAAAATTTTATTGGATACAATGATGAAACTATTCCATCAAAATTAGATATGCCAAATGTATCTAACAATAATGAAATTTATTTAAATTATTATCCATTTGTTATTTAAATGTTATTTTATATTTTATTAAAATATAAAATGATAACTATATTAGGTTCATGTAGACAAAATTGTATAAATAATTTTTATACAACAACAAAAATAAGAGATGAAATTACATATCCACATTATACAAAAGAAATAATTCAAACGATTGAATACTGTAAAAATATTCATAATTTCGAAGACGATTTATCAAAAATATGTTTTCGTTCAGGATTACTAAATAAACATCCAATTAAAAATATTGAAAAACTCAGAGAAGAATTTGAACAAACTAAATTATTTGTAATTGAAATAGCAAGTAGAAAATGTTACAAATTAGGAAATATATATACTCATCATATTTTATATGATCAGTATGATATATATCATACTGATCATATAAAAAAAGAAGATATTATTTGTTACGAACAAGACGACGATGAGATAGAAAAAGATATATTATATATATCAAAATTATTATATCCTAAAAACATGTTGATTGTTCCTCATATATACACTAGAGAATATGGGAAAAGGTATGAATTTATCAAATTGATAGAAAAAATTACAAAAAAACATAATATACAATTTATTAATCCATCATCTTTAATAAATAATAAGTACAAATTTGAAGATATATACCAAAAAGAAAATATATTAATGCATTATACCAAATTAGGAGAAAATGTAATTTCCTACGAATATAAAAAAAAAATAGATAGTATAATGGAAATTGAATTTTCAAAAAAAGAAAAGACGGTTATAAATATAATAAAACAAAAATATATTAACTTTTCAGATGAACATTTTTGGGGATTAGGAGATATAATAAGAGGATGTTACGGATTATATAAAATGTCAAAACAACATAATTTTAAACTTATAGTAGATATTTCTAATCATCCTATATCTCGTTATTTAAAAAATAACAATAAACATGTATATGATGAAAGTATTATAAAAAATGTGAATTTTATACTTCCTGAAAATTTAGAAAAATACATAAAATACGAATTAGAAAATAAAAACACGATATATTTATCTACAAATTGTAATTTGGAAGTATACAACGATGAACCAACAGAAGATTTAATTTATTTTTTAAGAAACATTTTAGATCCAAACGATGAGATGATAGAATATATAAACAAACAAAAAAAGTTACTCAATTTAGATAATAATTATAACATTATTCATTTTAGGTTGGGTGATGATTTTCTTGTAAAAAAAAAATATCACAAATTAGATGAATATTTATACAATTTATTATATAAAAATTTAGAAAATAATTCTTTAATTATTAGTGATTCTTTGGAATTTAGAAAAAGTTTAGATTCTAAATGTATAAAAACTATAATACATGATATATGTCATATTGGTGTTGAAAATTCTGAAACAAGTATTAAAAATACTTTATTAGAATTCTATATAGTATGTGGCTCAAATAAAATAAAAACATTTTCAATTTATAATTGGGTATCTGGATTTATTTATTTAGCACATATAATTTGTGGAGTAAAACTTGAATCTATATAGTTATAAATAATTAATCTATATCATTATGTATAGATATATCTAGATAATTTGTTTCTAATAAATTATAATTAGTAAATTTATAATAAAGAATAGTAAATATTGCTTGATCTTGTCTGTGATTTGTTCTATCACTTCCTTCAGGTGCAATACATTCTTTTATTAAAGATAAATTGTAAAAGTCTGTAATAACATTACGTACTTTTTCACTTTCTAAATCAAAACCTAAAATAGCACCATTTCTAGGAGGTAATAATAATATATCGTCGTGATCATTTATATCAAAAAAATTTAAACATTTTGGATGTGTCCATTTTTTAATAGTACCTGAACTAGTAGGTGTATATATTCCTTGTTTCTTTATAATTTCATATACTTTTAATAAATCGTTAATAAATAAATTTCCAGAATCACACCATAAAATAATATCTCTATAACCATTATTATATAATTCTATGTAAGTTTCATATATACAAACTGATTTCCAAGCATATTCCCCTGATTTTGTGTTTATATTTAAAAAATCTGGATATTTTGTATAATCAAAAAATTTATATATATAATTAGGAAAAGTATTCCTTATTATATTAAAAATATTGCTTTCTATTCCTAAATCATAAACAATTACATTTTTAAATTCCGGAAAATTATAATTTATATTATCTAAAAATTGACATAAAGTCCTGTAATGATTTTGGGATGCTCCTGTTATAATAAACATTATATTTTATATTTAACATTTCTATAAATAATTTTAATAATTAAAATTATTTATAGAAATGTTTCCAAAACTTGTGTTAACTAATACAATTAACATAATTTTTAAAATTGTCATTGGATAAAAATTTAATATTTTTAGATAGTAACTAGATAGAAAAGTCTTAATAAGATAAGGTTTAAAATAATCAAAAAAACAGAATTGAAAACAACGAATTATCAAGACTATTTACTGGAATCTTAAATAACATATTATAATTGATATATACATTATTCATTTGTTCGTGAAAACATTTATGTTCACAAATAGAATGATTATTTTTACCATCAATATAAGTGCAATATTGTTTATCAATAATACTTGAACGTCTATATATAGTAAAACCATTAAAACAACTGCTTACTTTATCCATTCCGCATTTAGCTAAATTTTTCATGATAGATTCGTGTTTATATGATTTTTTATACCAATCTAAATGTGCGTATGCATCATAATAACCTAAAGAAGAAGATATAGTCATTGCACATATAGCATCTATATTTTTATTTATTGAAAAGTTATATGCAGTATCATATATACCTTTTTTACTTAAATTACCGTATAAATCCATATCAAACATAAGAACATAATTAAAATCCTTATATTCAGGTTTCTTTATTTCGTCAAGATATACATTTCTAATATGCACCATTTTGTTTATTCTGGTAAAACATTCAGGGCATTTTTTCATATCTGTTTTCTCCAAATTCAACTTGCACTGAGGCAAATTAATACCTCCACATCCAATAACTTTTATTTTGTTGTCTTTTCTTGCTAAATCAAGTAGATATTTTCTACTATTATCTTCACTATCGTTTTCCATTACTATAATTTGGTAATCCTTAAAATGAGGAATAATTTGGTTATATAAAAAGTTCATAGATTTAGGTAAAATTTTTTCACCATTACGGATAGTACCAACTATAATAACCTTGTTTTCTAAAAAATGTTGTTTACCTTTTTGTAGTCTTTGTGAATCTATGTTTTGGTTTTTTAGTATATTGAAAATATACCATTTAAGTCTTATAATAAAATTTATATATTTTAAAGAGAGACAAAAGAGTAAAACTGTACCAATAAATAGTAGTATTTTATTTATACTGTTCATATATTTTATATTAAAAAAATATAAAATATAAAATTTCTATTTTATTAAGGTATATTTACATTTTACAATTATTATGATTTTTGTATAATAAAAATAAAAATATAGTAAGAATTATGATACATAATAAAAAGAAAACTGGTGAATAGTTGTAATTGTTATTTTCTTTGATAACAATTTTTGTATTGGTTGTTTCAGAACTGTTTCTTACACATTGTAAATTTCCATGTTCTATATTACTGTTTATTCCACCTTGTGGAAATGCAATCATTTTATCAGACAATATCATTTT